CTTTTCAGCGGTCTGAAAAGCACAATAAAAGCCGCAAGATATCACTCACTTGTTGTTGACAGCATTTCACTTCCTACCTGCCTGTCTGTTATTGCAACTGACGATAAAGCTCAGATAATGGCAATAAGACACAGAGAACACCCGACCTACGGCGTTCAGTTCCACCCTGAGTCAGTTCTAACTGGCGAAGTTGGAAACATGATAATCGAAAACTTTCTGAACGATATCGCTGGCATAAAGACCACAAAAACAAAGTCTGCAGCTCTTCCTGACAGCGAAAGAGTTGAGCTTAAAAAGTATCTCAAAATAGTATGTGATGGAAAGTCACTAACTGAGGACGAAGCTTATAAAGCAATGGATATCATCATGAGCGACAGAGCTTCTAATGCTCAGATTGCCTGCCTGCTCACAGCTCTGAGAATGAAAGGTGAGACTATTGACGAGATAACAGGCTTTGCAAAGGTAATGAGAGAAAAAATGTTCAAGGTCAATGTCAAGGGTACTCTTGATATAGTTGGCACAGGTGGAGATCTTTCAAACAGCTTCAACATTTCCACAACCTCTTCATTCGTAATTGCGGCAGCAGGACAGAAAGTCGCAAAACACGGCAACAGAAGCGTTTCTTCAAAGAGCGGTGCGGCTGATGTTCTCGAGGCTCTTGGAGTTAAAATTCAGTCAACACATGAACAGGCTGAAAAGTCCCTTGACGAGATTGGTCTTTCATTCCTGTTTGCACAGTCATATCACTCAGCAATGAGATTTGTAGGACCTACAAGAGCGCAGATAGGTGTAAGAACTGTTTTCAACATTCTCGGACCTCTCGCAAATCCTGCAAAAGCAGACTTCATGATACTCGGCACATATGATCCTGATCTACTCGAACCAATGGCTAAGGTGCTTATGAACCTAGGCATAAAAAGAGCAATGCTCGTTTACGGCAATGACAGACTTGACGAAGTTTCTATATCAGCACCAACAACTATCTGCGAGATAAACGGCGGAAAGCTTATCAAGTATGAGATAAAGCCTGAAGACTTTGGTCTGAAAAGAGGAAAGCTTGCTGACATCGCTGGCGAGGACGGAAAGGGCAACGCAGCTATCACAAGAGGTATACTCGAGGGCACTATCAAGGGTGCAAAGAGAGATATCGTTCTTCTTAATTCAATAATCGCTATCCTGTTTCGCTTTCGTATAAAAAAAGAAACAGTCCAATATTTTCTTAGAACTGTCTCTCTTATTTCTTCAGTCCACGAATCATTGTCATGAATACCTTCCGTTCCTCAATATCCAACGAATCCCATATCATAAGGATTTCTCTTTGAGTCTCTGTCAAATTTGGATGACTCTCCTCATTCGAAAAAAACTGCGCTAATGTAATGCCGAAGGCACTGCATAGCTTTTCAAGAGTTGGTATGGTCGGAATACTCTCTTTTGATATTATGCTTCCAATTGCAGTTTGGGACATTCCGGTCAGTTGAGCAAGACGATACTTTGTCAATCCACGCTTTTCACATAAATCAACAAGACGATCAGCTATGTAGTCCTCTATACACAAGTAAATACACCTCTCTTCCGATATACGTTATTTTCATTTTAAACGTAAATCGAAAGATTTATTAGAACCATACTTCTTTAGCATTTACTCAACTATACTTGACTATATAGACAAAAAAATAAGATGCTATTGTGCATTCTCCAGTTCTATCAAACGATTATCCAGTCTGTTATACTCTCTTTGAGTTTCTTCAATTTTAGCATACATCTTTAAAATTGTCGAACCTTTTACAAAGACTCTTTTTTCGCAGTAGCGGTATAACTTCTCCTTTAACTTTCTTAAATGTAATCCACATTTTTGAAGCTCTTTCAAAAGCATTTCTTCTTCATATTCTGACAATTATTCCACCTTCCTTTCGCTACGATAATACCATTTGAAGACAAATTCCGCAATAAAAATCCATCGACGAAATTCCCTTTATTCCGACATCTTCTCGTTATTTTTAACATGTGCTATACTCCTCTTTAGTGTAGTATGTACTTTTGTACAATTCACCTTTAAAAGCCGGGAGCAGATTTCCAAATAGAACTTGCTCAAACGGCGAAAGGAGGTGATAACATGCCTATAAACTATCCATTAATTGGTATCCGCATCAAAGAAACCCGAAATCAGCAAGGAATCTCTGCGGAAGAATTAGCTGAACTGGCAGATTTATCTTCTGTTTATATCAGCTACATTGAAAATGCCAAGCGGAAACCCAGCTTAGAATCTCTTGTCAAAATCTGCAATGCACTGGGAATTACGTTGGATGAATTGCTCTATGGAAATCTGCTTTACAATCCTACAGAATATCAAACAGATATTGATCTGCTTATGGCAGACTGTTCCAAAAACGAAAAGCGTTTCATCTTCCTAATTCTTTCTGCGGTAAAAGATATTCTTCGGAGCAATGATTGGTCTTTAATTGAAAAAATACTTCTAAAGGACAGCAATTTAAAAGATCTATAATTGAATCACAAATCCATTTCACTTTATATAAACCATCCGTTATTCAATTAACTGGTGGTTTATGTCTTTTTCTCACAAAAAAATTATAATGAAAATAAATCGCAATACAAGGAATGATAACCTATGAAAGAATATGAAGAAAGAACTGAAACAATCGAACAACAAAAAGCCCTTATTCGTGAGCGTTATAAAGGAATAAATCCCGATGAGCTTGATGTCATTCCTGCGCTCCCAAAACCGGATATATTTAAAACATCTTCCATGTTAAGAGTAGCAGTTTATGCTAGAGTTTCCACTGACGATCCTCGGCAGACATCCTCATATGAGCTTCAAAAAAATCATTATCAAGACGTGGTAGATCGTAACCCCAACTGGAATCTTGTGAAAATATATGCCGATGAAGGAATTTCCGGTACATCTCTGCAACATAGAGAAGCCTTCAAGCAGATGGTACAAGACTGCGAAGATGGCAAAATTGATCTTATACTCACAAAAAGTGTATCTCGATTTGCTCGTAATGTTGTGGACTGTATCGGTTATGTCCGGGAGCTCCTTTCTCTCCGTCCTCCGGTCGGTGTATTTTTTGAAACCGAACATTTAAATACCCTTGATCCCAAAAGCGAAATGATTCTTTCCTTCATGTCTACCCTTGCACAAGAGGAAAGTCATACAAAAAGTGAAATCATGAATGCCTCTATTGAGATGCGTTTTCGCCGAGGAATATTCCTGACACCCCCTTTGCTTGGATATGATCAAGACGAAAACGGAGAATTAAAAATTAATGAACACGAGGCGAAAATCGTAAAGCTGATTTTTTATATGTATTTGAATGGAAATACCTGTCAGGAAATTGCTGATACACTTACGGAACTTGGCTGCAAAACAAAAAAGAATAATGAAGTATGGTCTTCCGGTTCTATTCTTCAGATTTTGCAAAATGAAAGACATTGTGGCGATGTTCTTGCCCGTAAAACATGGACACCAAATTATCTGGATCATAAATCACGGAAAAATAACCAAGACCGTAATCAATATAGAAAACGTGAGCATCATGAAGCTATTATTTCAAGAGATGATTTCATTGCAGTTCAAAAACTAATCAGTAATGCTAAATATGGAAATAAAGCCTTGCTTCCCGAACTTCACGTAATCCCGGATGGGGCTTTAAAAGGATTCATCACAGTTAATCCCCGTTGGGCCGGCTTCAAACCGAACGATTACCTTGCCGCTTCATCAAGTATATCTGATTCAGAAAACACACCTTCAGATACTTCCCCCGTTACTGTACAGCTTGGTTCTTTTGACTTAAGGGGATATGAAATCGCACATGGTCAATTTTTTGAAACTACCGGAAAAATATCAGCAACACTATCTTACGAAAAATTAAATTTCAGTACGGAGGCGCTTAGAAAATTTGGAGAAATCAAAACCGTAGAATTGCTGATACATCCAAGTTCTTATCTTCTCGCTGTACGGCCTTGCACACTTGAAGATAATCGAAATAAAGTCCAATGGGCGCGTCTGCGAAATGGAGTTCTGGTTCCTCGATATATATATGGAGCAGCGTTCCTACCCACACTTTATGAACTGTTTGGCTGGAATCCCAACTGCAAATACCGTGTTCTCGGAGTGGCACATCAAAAGGGATCTGAAAATGTCCTGATTTTTAATATGAAAGAAACCGAAGTACGCATTCCGAATGAAGTACCTGCAACAACAGACAAAGATTCCCCTAATAAATCAGCGGAGACTTCTTCCACGCCCAAAACTATCCTTGGCTATCCAGCAGAATGGATGAATAGCTTTGGAAACAATTATTATAGTCAAACCCACGCACGGGAACTGGTTGCTTTTACCAATAATAAGAATTGGCAAACCACCTCTGAAGGACAGCCCTATAAGGAATCAGAACTGCATACCACACCCAAAGCGGAGCTCACGAAAGGAATCGTGGAAATTATGGAAGAAATAAAGGAGAATCGTAATGACTGACACACCTGTAAACACATGGGAACTGGCACAAAATATTCCCGAAGATATGAGCAAACCTCAAAATCCCCTGCCAGTAACTATCACACCGGGAAAAGATGGACAATCCGACATCATTGAAGACATGGATTTCAGCTTTGATGGATATCAAGTTGTCCGTGGCGAATTTTTCGCTCATACATTTGAGCCTTCCTTTACATTTAACAATTACAAAGTATCTGTAAATATGGCCTGTATAAAAAAACTTCCTTCTGTAGAATATGTTCAGATACTCGTAAACCCAGAAGAAAAAAAGCTTGCTGTAAGGCCATGTCGTGAAGAAGAAAAAGACTCTTTCCGTTGGTGTTCCGCAGGGAAAAAGAAAAATCCAAAACAGATCACCTGCCGGATATTCTTTGCGAAAGTTATCTCTTTGATGAACTGGAATCCTAACTATCGTTACAAACTTTTAGGAAAACTCATCCGATCCGGTGATGAAGTATTATTCATTTTTGACCTGACAACCCCGGAAATATTCATGCGCACTTCCAAAGAGGGAGAAAAGCCAAGAGTATCTCGAACTGCAAGCTATCCTTCTGAGTGGCAGAATCAATTCGGAGTTCCTGTCGAAGAGCATCAAAATGCCCTGCAGATCAATATTTTTGACGGATATGCCGTATTTGATGTCCATGAAAAAAAGAAAACACAGTCTGCTATGCAGGAGCAGATACCAGTCCCAAACGAAAGTGAGGTGCTAGATGATGAGTCGAGAAAATCTATGTCAACCCATCCTGAGTATTGATTTAAAAAAGAGTCTTATTCGTATTCATCGTAATACACTACGGCTTCTCGGCGATCCTGATTATATTCAACTACTGATTAATCCCAATTCCAAAATGATAGCAATAAAGGCTGGCGATAAACGGGATTATCTCGCACATAAAGTTAGAAAATATCGTTTTGAAACAGGATACAGTTATGAATTACAGTAAAGATTTATTACAAACCATGATGACTGTAGACTGCGGGTGGGAATATGGAAATATTTTCCGCTTATATGGGCAATTTAATTCCAAAGCAGGAGTTATACAGTTTTCCATGTTGGAAACGTCCCCTTCTATGCAACAGAATACTGAATGGAGTGAACAAACATTATGAGTAACTATAACAACTATACCCTTAAACTTGATCTGGAATTTACGAATCTCATTCAGCCTTTAGAAGATCGCGAACATAAATCACTGGAACGCAAAATAAGCTCCCACGCATACAGTGAGCCGATTTACACTTGGAATGGATTGATTGTGGATGGAGTTGAAGCATATCAAATCTGTCATAAACGAGGAATCAAATTTCGTATCAAACGCATGTATTTTTTAAGCCGGGAGGATGCAATCTCATGGATCTGCACACAGCAACTTAAACGTGAAGACCTTACAGAAGCCAACCGCAAATATGTGATTGGAAAGAAATATGATGCCGTAAAAGCAATTACTGCCCGTATTTCATCTGAAAATTCCACCACCGGAAAAGGCGGTCATACATATCGTATAGAAAAGAAAATTCCTTGTAGACATATTTCCGCAACACAGATAGCATCTGAATGCAACACATCTCCTGCTTCCGTGTACAAATACAATGAATATAGTCGTGCATTGGATAATATTTGCGAGAAAACTCCCCAAATGGTAGAACGAATCCGTTCTGGTAAACTTCGCATTTCTCACGCCAATATTATTGAACTTTCCCGGCTGCCTCATTATGAACTCAAAAAATTATATGATTACATGATTGAAAAAGGCATTGAACATCTGAGCTATCCTGATATGAAGCGTGAACTTCAATGGAGAAAAGTTGTCGCTTCAACCCAAAAGGAAAAAATCGCAGAGCCGAAACCCGTCATCAAGCAAATGCCAAAATTTGATCCCGATGCTGAGCTTTCCAGTCTTTCTCTCACAATTCCTTCTTGGTGCAGCTCCATCGAACGGGTAATGAATGTGACTGATTTCCAACGTTCTTCTAAAGAAGGAAAAAAACGTTTAAAAATACAACTGAGTAATCTAATGACTGTAATTGATAAAATTACAAAGATTTTGGAGGAAGCATGATTATGGAAGAAAATATTGAAGAATTACAAAGATATGTCCCAAACGTTCATTTTGAACAGATACCTATCAAAAACCTTGTTTCAGACCAAAATTATCAAAGAAACCTATCTTTGCGTCATGTTGAAAAAGCGGCTACAAACTTCGATTTGTATCAAATCAATCCTGTAAAGGTAAGCCGTAGGAATGGCATTAATTATGTGTTTAATGGACAGCATACTATTGAAATCGTGGCATTGGTATCTGGTTCCCGTGAAACTCCTGTCTGGTGTATGATCTATGATGATTTAAATTATACTCAGGAAGCAGATATCTTTGCTAACCAAATGAAATATGTAAAGCCTCTGCTGCCTTATGAAATCTTCATGGCCAACATCGAGGCTGGAAGTGAAAAAGAATTGATTATTAAAGACTTGGTGGAATCTTATCATTTATCCATCACATCCTCCTCTCATCCCGGAGGAATCTGTGCGGTGTCAACATTGGTAAACATATATGATAAATACGGTTTTCATACTCTTGACCGTGTACTCCGTTTATGTGTGGCTACTTGGGAAGGCGCACCTATGTCGTTCAGTTCCAATATGCTGAACGCAGTCGCACGGTTAGATAACGCTTTCGGAGATAAAATGAATGATACGACATTCAAAGAAAAGGTTGGTCGTGTCTCTGTCCGTGAAATTGGACGCCAAGCAAGAGAACGCCGTGGAGGATCTCTAGGATTTGCAGAAGCAATTCTGATTGCCTATAACAAAAAATCCAAACATCCGCTCCGCATGGATACCCTTTATGCGTACAAAGCCCCAAGAGGAAAGAAAACTGAAATCGAGACCTCGGAAGATGTTGATACCTTCGAAGATGATATGATTGATGGTCAGCTCGCAATTTTTACGGAAGAAACCGAAGAAAATATGGCTCTGTTGGAATAACCTCAGAGCCTATATCCTTACCTTAATCTCCGTGCCATCCAAAAAGCGAATCACCATTATTTCTTTTCCCTGTACAATTACCCTTTCCAAAACCATCTGTCCAAGTTCTGGCAGCATCTTTGTAAGAGGCGGTTGCAACGTCAATCCTATCATTTGTTCCGCACGAAGTCTTTCTAATGGATTTCCGTCTTTCTTGTTTTTCTCCCATTTGGGAAGATATTGTTCTCTTTTCGCAACAATCTGGTTCCACGCCGTAATAAAACCCTTAAGTAGGTTTTCATGCGGGAGATTCTCACTGGCACATCCTTTCACTCCATGATTTTTACTTCTGTTATTACATTGCCAAAACTCTACTCCCCTGCTTTTCCAACTTTTCTTTCCACAAACTGCACCACACTTTCCACAGACTACCCTGCAAGAAAACGGATTGACCTCCGAGCCATATCCATAGAAAGTCAAGCCCAATTCCTGCATGTAGGAATCCCTTCTTTCCAATTCAAGTTGTGCCGCTTCCCATTGTTCTTTTGGAATGATTGCTTCGTGGCTCTCTTTTACATAAAACTGCTCCACTTCCCCATGATTCTTTTTTACTTTCTTGGTAAGGAAATCTGATGTATAAGTTTTTTGCAAAAGGGCATCACCCATATATTTTTCATTTTTCAGAATCGCCCTTACAGATGCACTTCTCCATTCTTCCCTGCCTGTACCAGTCTTGATATGATCCTCCATCAGCATTTTTGCAATAGCAGCCGGATTATAGCCATTCAAAAACTCCCGATAAATTCGCTTCACTATTTTTGCCTGTTCCTTATTTACAATCAGCTTCCCATCATCGCCTTTATCATATCCGAGAAATTTTGTACAATCCACCTGCGGAATTCCCTTTTTAAACTTGCTTCGTATTCCCCATTTACAGTTCTCCGAAATATTTCTTGATTCGTCCTGAGCCAGCGAAGATAATATGGTAAACAATAATTCTCCTGATGCATCTAAAGTGTTGATGTGCTCTTTTTCAAAAAATATTCCGATTCCAAGATTTTTTAACCTTCTGCTATATTCCAAACAATCCTGCGTGTTACGGGCAAATCTTGATATGGACTTTGTAATGACTAAGTCAATCTTCCCTTCTTCACAGTCACGAATCATACGTTTAAATTCCTCACGCTTTTTGGTATTTGTGCCAGAAATTCCCTCATCCGCATAAATGCCTGCCATCTGATACAATGGATTATCCTGAATATATTTTGTGTAATACTCCACTTGATTTTCAAAACTGTTCAACTGTTCTTCCTGATCTGTAGAAACCCTGCAATATGCCGCTACCCGAAGGTTTCTCGTTTTCTGCTGTGTCCTGCCACCCACTCTATAAGGCTGACTCGCTGGTATAACTGTAATGCTTCTCGCCATTTTTATCTTCCTTTCCCATAATATATATTTTGCCATCAGGCAGATTCCATCCCTTTATAATTTCATCGGGAATACGGACTCCCGGACATTTTGCCTGCCCCTTTGTTTTATAGCTCGAACATATCCATCTTACTGTTCCGTGTGAAATATACCGTCCAAGCCTGCTTCCGCATCTTGCACAATACAATCGTTTATAGTACGGATAATTTTCCTCATTTAATTCTGGATATAAATCTTTGTGATTGAATTTTTTCTTTTTATGCTTATTCTTCCATGTTCTCTCACCTACATGCTTTAAATGTACCTCTCCATACTTATCTACGGTTTCTGAAAAATATCTGTTTCCTTCAATCTTCATCTTCCGTAAATCATTATCCAAAACGTGAATGCCTGTACAGAATTTTTTTGTCCCTCTCTTCTGTCCGGAGCAATCCCAAGAAAGCCGATGCCCATGACTGTACACCCGTGGCTTCAAAGGCCATCCGCATTTTGCACAAAAAATATGATTCATGTAAGGATAGTTTTCTTCCGTGAATTCCTGAATCACAGAGTGTTTGGCCCTTTCCGCCCTCATGTCTTCTAGCTTCCGCTGTGCCTTTTCCCATGTTTTTTCCGATACAATCGGCGGATGATTGTCTTTTGCATAGTACATGGCTTTTTCGCCGCGATTCTGCACTTGATGTCTTTTCCCATCTATAAAAGTTTTCTGCATAAGAACATCACCCTTGTAAATTTCATTTTCCACAATGCGGAAAACGGTACTCGCTGTCCACTCTGCCCCTTGAACGGTCTGAATATTTCTCGCATTCAATACTCTTGCAATGTTCGTACAGTTCACGCCCTGAATTACCAAATCGTAAATTTCCCTGATAATGGACGCTTCTGGTTCTTTTTCCCGATATTCTCCATTTTCATCTTTTTCATATCCATAAGATCTTTCCAAATATGCTACGACTTCTCCATTCTCAATGCGGTGTAAATAAGCCATTTTGGAACTCTCACTTGCGGATTCACTTTCTGCTTGTGCAAATGCTGCCAATATGGTAAGTAGCAATTCCCCTGCTTCCGTAAGTGTATTGATGTTTTGCAGTTCAAAAAAAATACCGACATTTCGTTCCTTCAGCTCTCTGGAAGCCTTCAGAACGATTGCGGTATTTCTGGCAAACCGTGATACGGATTTTGTAATAATCAAATCAACCTTTCCATTTTTCGCATCCTGCATCATTTTCTGAAACTGAGGGCGGCTTTCCTTAAAACCGGAAATTCCAAAATCTGCATAAACACCTGCGAACTCATAAGCTGGATTGGACTGAATCATCTCTGTATAATAAGACACTTGATTTTCCAATGAGTTTTCCTGCTCAGATGCTTCCGTGGATACTCTCGCATATGCACAGACTTTTAAACGTTTTTTCTCTTTTCCCATATCAGCTTTTCTGACTTCAATTTGCATAATGGTTTCCTCCCTTCTCTTTTGGTAGTCTATATATCACTCTAAACCCCAAGAATAGCAAGTCTTTTTTCCGATACCGTTTGTTTTCTATGATGGGAAATAACGTAAAAAAATTCTGCCGGACAGCATTTTACCGCCCGGCAGAATTTTATAATCTTTTTACATAATCAAGTGAAATCCAGCCTGCACCGGATTTCAGTTTTCCCCATCCTTTATTGGAGCCTGCACCGGCTCGTTCTTCTGTAATGGTAAAAACTCCTTTTCCCGTAAATTTCCCTGTTTTTCCATAATTTGTCCCCGGACCTTTACGGATATTTAAATCCGTTGCGGTAACTTCCACTAGATATGGCGAAAAATCAGCTTTTGGATAAACCTGTTTTCCAGATTCATTAAACACGGCATATCCTTTATTCGCATCTGCACACTTCTTCGCATTTTCCAGTTCATGAAATGCTCCTTTTTGTGAAGTGGCATCTCCCCAAGACTTACGGACACGATACATTTCCTTTGTTTCATCCGGTTTTACAGTTCCTCCCTGCATCCTTTCCTTTACATCTTTACGGAAAGTATTCATGGTATATCCCATTCCAAGACCATTCCATAAGTGTTCCGGGTCTCCGTGATTTGATGCAATACCTCTGGCATGTCCTTCCCTGTGGCTGATAATTACGCCATCCGCAGTTGGATTAAGACCATAAAGTTTACAAAGATATGCAAACAGCTCCACCGCCGCTTCATACGTTTTCTTCACAGAAGCTCTTGCTGCCGAAAGATTCGAGCAGGTAAAGCTGGAACCTCCTGTGTAACGGATACTGGCAGGTTCACACATCTCCACCCCAACATGGGTATTATTTCCGCTTCCTTTTGGACCAGATGCACAATGCCATCCCCTATGATTCCACGGAAGCGTCTGATATACCGTACCATCATTTCCGTCAATAAAGCCATGTACGCAGGCTGTTCCATAAGATGGCGTATTCCAATTTTTAATAAACACCGATGCATTTGGCTGCGGACATCCCACGGAATGCAGCATTAATCCTTTTACTGTAATCTTTCTTCCTGCTGTATAGCATGGATTTTTAGTCATGATACTCTGTACTAACTTCATAGATTCCTCCATTTCCCGAAAAAAGCACCGTCTACTCACGGTGCTCTTCGTCATCCTCTTTTAACTGTTCCAACACATTCTTCAGCTTCTGTGGTACCGGAAGACCGATTCTTGTCGCATTTTCCAAAATAGAAATTCCTTCATTAGATAAATAGAAGAAAATTACTGCTGTACGGACAACGCTTCCATCACAAATAATCTGTGTGTCTACAATATGCCCTACTGCTACCAAACAAAAAATCACGACTTTTTTCACGATTCCGTGAAAACCAACCTCACTGGAAACTTCTTTATTGATGACTGCTGCCATAAGTCCCGTGATGTAATCCACCACCACAAAGACGATCAGGGCATACAAAAATCCATCAAAGCCTCCGAGAACTGCTCCGATTGCTCCTCCCATCGCTGCAAAAACATATTGCATGGTTGTTACAAATTGCTTCATAGTCTTTCCCTCTCTTTCTCCCTTATGGGTATTAAAAAAACAGCCTGTCGGCTGTCATTTCCTTATGCTGTACGTTTCCACATATAGCAGACAATATATGGTTGTAAATTTGAATGGGAAGCACCTCCACCCGTATTTGCGATTGTTCCCTTTGGTGTCAGGGAATGCGTATGACTTCCAGCACTACTTGTTGGTGCTGTTGCGTCTGCACCTGATACGCCATTACTATGCACAGTATATCTGCTGCTTCCAGCGCCTCCGTCTGTATCACGACCAATGTTGTGTGTATGACCTCCGGCACTTCCTGTTGTTGTGGCGTTTCCTGTAAAAGTGTGCGTATGGGAAGGCATTTGATTTGCGGTAAGTGTTACCGCAGAAGAACCACCCGTTTTTTCTACGGTATTAAAATTTCCATCACCCGTATTGATACCTACAGGGACTCTCCCTGCTCCCCATGCCACCCATGTCCCTCCAAAAAATTGACTGGGATTTGTATTAACTACACTCATATAAATGCTTCCAACCGGATAGATTGTTTTCGCAAACTGCTGGATATAATCCTTAAGAAGTTTTCCATAAACCCTCACATCCCAATCTTCCGATACTTCAAATACATTTTCATCTTCTGCAACTTTACCTACAGCTACGCCTTTTCCACCACGTTTAAAATCCATTACTACTGCCGCCGTGGAAATGATCTCTTGTATAGAAATAGCAGAGAACGTATCTTTCAGGGTATATCGGACATCAAAAGAATACTCCGTAGAAATATGTCCCCCGCCAAAAATAACAGCCGCTCCTGATACAAATGCACCCGCAGCTGTCCAAGACTCTGCTGTTGTTCTTTTATAATGAATCGTTCCAGATGCGGTATTCTTTCCTCCACATGAATCAAAGGCAAAATTTATCACGCTACGTACATAAGTCCCATCCTCATTGACCGCACCATTGCTCAAACATCTTTGCGATATAGAATTGATAAAAGACGGAGGCGAATAGGGAACTACCTCAAGCGATACTGTCTTCTCATTTGAAGTTCTACCTCTAGAATCCGTGACAACAGCAGAAAATGTAATCGTACCTTCCGTATTCAGAAACCCTGTTGTGAAACCGGATTCTGTGCTAGTATAACCTCCGCCTGTAATGGAATATGCAGTAATACTCGATCCATAGCTTCCTGTCGCACCATTGATTTTTAATGCTGCTTTTGATTTTGTCTGTACATAAATCCCCCATGAAGAGGGTACTTCACCATCCACCCTTGCTGCCGTCAGACTGGTAATAGATGGCTTAATGGATGCCGGAACGCTCAAGGTCAACGTACAGGTCTTACTTCCAATATTGGTGCTTCCGTTATAGGTCGTGCAGGTAATCGTACAGGTTCCCGTAACCGCTTTCGGTATTTGGTTTGCCAATGAAAGCGGCGTGTTCCATGTAACTGAGGTGGACGCTGTTTTTGAGACAATCGTCCCCGTTGCATTTCCAAAAGCATAGGTCAGCGTATGGGTAAATGATGAAGAGGCACGAGAAATCTGTATCACGGATGCCTTCCCCAATTCTGCATTTGAAGCCGTCACGGAAGATGCTCTTGGAATTGAATCCAGAGTTACGGTTGTATTTGCCGTAATGGAATCATAGAAAGTTCCTGATAATGTTGCCTGAATCTTAAACACAACACTCATGGAAATTGTCTTTCCACCGTCACTTCCATGCGTGACTTTCTGCGATACTGTTCCCAACAAATGCGTTCCTGTTGAACCAATGGACGGGGATGTGAAATTCTGTGCCTTCCCATCAATCGTCATTGTATTGTTATTCCTGCTGTTAATCGACAAAGACCAGTCATTTACAAGATAAATCCTGCAAGTAATTGTGGACGTATTCTCCGATACATTCTTTGTCTGTGTCCAATCTACTCGCACAGCATAATGTCCATCACGGATAGATCCCGAAAAACTTCCGCTGGATGCCAATTTTCTCACCTTCTTCCTAAGACGGATCACGCCATTTGATTGATAAATTTCCTGTACTTCTCGGTATAAAATCAAACCATCCCCGGACTTCATTGCCCAGAGACAGCTTATTTCGAATTTCTGCATTGGTTATGACGAGAATCTGATTGGAAATATAAGCAATTTTCTGCCCATTCTCCTTAAATGAGAGTTCTTCATTGGACAGTTCCGCTGTAAATGCATTCCCGACTTTTCCCAATTCAATCAACGCTCCCTTGAAACGAATGTATTCTTCCAAAAGTGTTTGATTGGCCGAAACATTATTAATGATTTCATTTGTTATCTTTGTGAAGTCCATTCGGATTTCTGAACTGTTTTGTGTAATGCTTGCCTGAAAGTCTTTCTGGATTGTTTCCAATTCGGATTTCGTAAGATACGTTTCCCTGACGGTATGCTGAATCTGTTCCGAGGTTTTACTGATTTCAGAATAACACTCACGGACATTCTCTTTTAATGACTCCACATCATCCTTGACATCCTCATAGTCTTTCATGCTCTGGAAACTGGCTTGGCACGTTGTCAATAATGCCATTAGGCCACCTCCTATCCTTTGGCCACGTCACATTGCAGGGTTACAAGACTGTCAATATCCTTTGCGGATAAATAGATCACTTTTCCACTCTTTTCAAAAGTAATCTCTTTTCCATCTTTATCCTGCATATACCATGTATAGGTCAGAGTCTGCTTTTCCGTAGCATTTTTCCACTCTGCGCCATCATACTTCATTAAGACAACACTTTGGGCAGTATGATCTACCTTGTACCAGAAATCACCTGATTTTGGACTTGACGGAGCAGTTTCCCCAATGTTTCCAAGCAAGGCATCTACTTCTTTCTGATTCGTCCGAACAATCACATATGGAACAACTCCGCCTAAATTATTCTTTACCGTAAAGCCCCCAATAGACAGCATTTCAGACACATAGGGATCGGACTTATCTTCCACAGTTATCACATCGGCATAGCTTTTTCCGCCATACGTCATCGTACAACGGTAGGATTGAATGTTGACAATATCCGTTCCCGATACGGTAAGGGAAGAAGATGTCGCGCCGCTGATATTATTCCATGTTCCTCCTACATATTTTGCCCACTGATAAGTAGCACTTGTAATTGCTGTTGAACCGCTATAGGCAGATGTTGAAAGAAGTAATGTCCCCGACTGATTTAGCACCACAGTTCCATTTGGTGCATATACAGAAAACACGACTGCACTCGCTCCTGCATTTCCTTTATTAGATTTTGACCATGAAAACTGTTTTATTACCTTTTTCCCTGAAATTGTAAAAGTTAATTCTATCGTTCCATTTAATACAGACGCTCCGCCCAATGTTGCATTTGCCGCAAACAACAGGGACAGCTTACCAGCTATCGTTGCCGTGGCTGCCGTGTTCGTTTTCACCGTAACACCATCCGGCAATGTTCCTACCGTACATGTACAGGGAGTCTGTTCAATTCCGACATACCCAGTAAAAGGAATGTTTACAAGAACTTCCGCCGCTACAGCTCCATTTGCTGTACAAGCAATGGACTGTGTTTCATTTCCTAAAATAACCGAAAGGCCACCTTTTCCATCACCACCAGCAGCACCCGGATCACCTTTTTCTCCATCATAAATTTTTGTAATGGTTACCGTATCATAAACATCCACATCATCTGTCAATAATTTAATCTGAGCTACATTATTAAAGAAAACGGAATGTGTCGGTTTAACCACCAACGTTCCACCAGTAATACTGCCATTATCAGAAGTAGTCGGATAATCCACCCAGTTTCCAGAACTATTTTTATACTGCCATTTACTAATAGCGACACCTTGTACAAGTGCTGTTAAAGTAGACTGACTTGCACCCACCAAGGCAGAGCTGGTGTTATATTTAAACACATAGGTGTCTGCCGTAATATATGCGAGTCTCGCATTTTCCGCATTCTTTACCAAGGTATAAGTAATATCCGATGAGATATTTACTGTATTCTTTGTTTCCGAATCATAGTAACTGATATAGCAGATATAGGTGATCATTCCGGATGTGGATGCCGCAAGATTGTCTTTGCTTACCGTAAGCTTTCCAAGGCTTGCTGATTCACCTGCAATCAAAGCCGATTCTGCCCCGGTTCCATCTTTTCTTTTCCAAGTGATAGAAAGACCCGCAGCATTTAATGCCACATTGGTCTGGTCAAGAAAAATAACCGGAGTAAGCACCAAATTGGTACTTGCCCAGCTCGGTGAATAAGTGTGTGGCAGAACATTCGGATTTTCGCTCTGCGTTTTTGGTAAATTCGATGTGATATATGCAGACAGCTTTCTTTGGTCGGTAATATCAACAAAGGTCTGCTGACTGGATGTCAAAACTGTAGCCATTTTTTATTCCTCCTTCATATTCACTACACAATAAAAGGATGCGTTATCA